CTGTTAAATCTGCTGTACTTCTGTAGCTAAAAGGTATAGCGTACGTAGTAGTAACACCGTTACCAGTATATCTTACAAATGAATTTGCCATAGTTTTTGTTTAGTTCTTCTAAAAGGGGTACTTTATTGACTTAGTATATCAATAGCTGATTTATTAAGAGTTTTTTGTTGTTTAAAGGCTTCTTTTAAAATAGATATTTCAGCTTCTTCAATAGTTGCTAAAATTGGAAATTCTTGAGCCATCATATTATAAGCAACACTTTCTACAGAATGAAGCACGCTTAAAATATATCTTTGTTGATAATCAATTCCGTTTGTAATCCCTTTTATTAAATTACGGTTTAATGCACTATTTTTATCTTTAATTTGATTTTCAATAAATTCTTTTACAGAAATACCATCTTTTTTAGTAACAGCTCCAAATTGATTAAGTTTAATTTCAGATTTAATTTCAAGCCATCTATCGTAAGCTGTTTGTCCGTCTTCTTTTCTTAATGTTTTTAAATCAACATCTTGACCTGTAATTCTCTTTGCAATTGCTGAAGGTGGTCTATAATTTATATCGCTTCTTTCATTAAAGAATTTAGATGTAGCATCTGATTTATAATCAGACATACTAAATGGGCTTGAAATAACACCTTCTTGTCCACCTATACCAAACAACCAAGCTCTTTTAGTTTTAATTTTTTCACCCCAAGCATTTCTTTTAGGCATTACTTTTTCTTGAGGATTGTCTTTAAAATATCTCTGTAATCTGTCACTTAGTGTCCATAAATCTTTTTCATATTCATCAGTAACTCTATCTACATATCGAATAGCACCTGATAATGGTAAGAATTTATAAGCACCTTTAGCAAGAGATGCTTCTATTCTTTGTTCTGGTTTTCTTGAATTTGCAAGTCCACCACCAAAAAAAGCTTGATAAGTGTCAACTATGTTTTTTGTATAAAATTTAGAAGTAAAATTTCTTGTAACACCAAGCACAGTTCCCATTGCTAATTCGTGTACATAAGATTGTTGTTGTGGAGACAACACACCATTTGATTTATCCATTGTTTCAAATATATCTGCCATAATAAATATTGGTGTCATTACTGGGTCAAGTCTGTTAAATTGAATATAACGACCATCTGCTGTTTTATAAGAATAAGGTTTCCAACCTGTTAAATCTTCTCTAGCTTGATTTTCTCTCCAATCATTACTTCCACCACCTGTAAATCTACCTGCTGATACTAAACTAAATGCAGTACCCCAAATTAACCATCCTGCTTGTATTCTTGCATTAGCTTCAGCAGCAGCTTCTGGATTTAAATAATTTTTCTTACTTGCTGATAAACCAGATTTTAAAGAAGTTACTCCTGCAAAAGTTTTTCTTGAAACGTGTTTTATTTTACCATCAATTACATCTTCTGCTTCAGCTAACATATGTCTCATTTGAAACTGGTATCTTCCTAATAATGGTAAATGTTGAAAGTTCCATCTTAATAAATTTGATGGCGTATTAATAAAGTGAAGTCCTAATACTCTAGCTACTCTACCTTTACCTTGCGTTTGATTTAAAACCCACCCAGTAATACCACCTTCTTCTTCACCAGTTACAGGATTAGTAGAATAAGCAGATTGTGTAAATGATAATTCTCTAGCATATTGTAATGGAGCATTTAAAGTTTCATCAACAGTTGTTCCTATTGCATTAGCAACGCCTTTTTCATTTACAAATCTTTTTTCAATTTCTTTAAATTTTTGTTTATAATCTTGTGTAAATAATTTTCCTTTTAAATAAATTCCATAATCAGGATTATTTTTCATTATTTCAGAATTTATAATAGAAGTTAATCTAGCTTTAAAAGCCATTGTTTTCATAAATTCATCTCCTGCTGCAAGCACTCGTAATGGAAGTGTTTGCACTAAACTAGCTATTTCAAAAGGCGCTTGAACAACTTGACCGGCAACTTTACCAATAGCATCATTTGAAATTTTAGCACCAAGTTCAGCTATGGGTTCAGAAATAGTTTTTCCAATTTCACTTATAAATTTTTGAAGTTGACCTTGCCTTACATTAGAATCAAATTTCATTTGAGCACTATCTAAAGTAGCTCTACCTTTAATTAAAGTTTTACCTGCTGCTTTTAAAGCGTGTCCAATATAAATATATTGATAAATGTAAGTTTGTAAAGCTTCTCGTGCAAGCACTAATGCTCTTTGTTTATCTGTAGTTAACATATTTCCAGCTCTTAAAAGCATTACAAAAGGTTTCCATTGTGTTTGTATAAGACCAGAAATAAGATTTAATTCGTGTGTATCAGGTGAAGACAATAAATTATTGTTTACATACTCTGCTGCTAAATCCCATACATTAGCTTTTTTAACATTCTGTAAAGCTAAAATAACTTGTTCATCATCATCTAATTTTCCTATTGCTTCTATAAATTTCTTTTTATCACCTGTTTTTAATTTAACCATTTTAGGGTCTTCAGGCTGTGCAATTAATTGTGCAACACGTGCTTTGTCTTTTATAATTCTTCCAGCCGTTGTACTTCTAGCGGCTGCTGTTCCTAAATCTGAAGTAATCTGAATTAACTCATCAAGACTTTCAAGCATAGAATCAAATTGTTTTTCAATTTCTAATTTTCTTTTTGCTGACAAATCAACTCTTGAATATTCGTTAGAAATTTCTACAATTTCTGCTGATTCTTTTGCAAGTAAATCACCTGCAATAACTCTAAAAGCAAACTGTTCTTTTGTTTTAGGATTATTAGCTAATTTTCTTAATTCATTACGAACAACTTCTGGATTGCTTCCCAATTCAATCATTCTTTTACCAGCTATTTCTACCATTTCATCTAATGAAATAGTTTCACCACTATCAATTTTATTTTTTAATTCTTTTGCTCTTTGTTTAATTAATAATTGGTAAGCACCTCTTTTATATCTTGTTACATTTATTGGGATATTAGGTGGTTTATCACCCCCAGTAATAGGTTCTGGTTTAAATTTTAAAAATCTATTATTAAATGTGTCACCATTAAAAGCGGCAGACATTTCTTCTTCAATTTTAATTTCTTCTTTTGTTTTTTTAGGTTTAAATTGATATAATTCTTGTTTTGTTTTTGGAACAGATAATTCTTTAAAAAGTTGTTTTCCAGTAATGTTACTTTGTCCATACTCGTGTATGTCAACTAATTGTTTAACCGCAGTATTTTTTAATGTTCTGTTTGTTAATTTAAAAGCACCTGCTGTAAAAACACCACCAAATGCTGTTCCGAATCCAAAACCTGCGGCAGTGCTTAGTGCTGTTTGTTTTAAATCTACTTCTTTTTGTATATCAGCTTTAACAGCAACGTTTTGTAATAACATATCTTGAGTGCCGCTTGTAATTGCACCAAAATAACCTTCATACAAAGCTCCTTTTTTAACAGCTTGACCTAGTGCAGCTTTGCTTGCTTGCTTAGACATTTCTTCAAGTGCTGCTTTATTAATTTCATTAGCCATCTTACCTTTTAACAATTCTTTAAGAGCTAATTTGAAACTTTGTTTCGCAGCTTGAGCACCGACACCAACACCAATTAAATTAATAGGGTCTCTTAACATTGCACCACCATTATCAATTAACCATCCACCAAAACTTCTGTTTGGGTCATTCCAAAAAGATGGTAATGCAGAATAAGTTTGTTGTATATAAGAAAACTCTTTTATTCTTTCGGGGTTAGTTTCAGTAGCTATAGATGCTAAATCAAAACCCATAGAAATAGTATTGTTATTTCTAAAAGTCCTATCTTCATAAAAATATTCTAATAAATCGGCAGCATTTTTATTTAAAAACGTAGGGTCATTATTTCTATATGAATAATAACTTTTTAAAGTATTGTAAAATCTTTCTGTTTGAATTTCATCTAAAGCTTGTTGTGCTGTTTGTGCTTTTTGTAAATCACTTGTATCGCTATAAGTAGTTTCTGTTAAAAATTCAGCCATTATTATTTACTTCCAGTTATCATTTGGATTGCCTCTTGAATATCAATTGGTGTTATTTGAAATTCTTTTGAAGACCCTTTAAATTGTTCTGAAATGTTTCTTAACAATTGATTAAAGTCTTCTTGCGTTATTGCTTTAACCGTATTTGCTGTAAAAGGAATATCTCCTAATGCTTTTTGTAAATAATTTGAAATAAAAGGAACAATTGTTTGTTGTTTAAATTCTTCTCCTGAAGGTTGATTAAAAGGTATATAATCAGAGAAACGTGGGTCGCTTTCAAGTGCAGGAAGTTTAATTAATCCTTTATCTAATGTTAATTGTTTGTTTAAAGCTTCAATAACTGGTGTCACACCTTCTCTGTTATATGTTTCAAGTTTTTGTTTTCGTTGTTGTTCTTGTGCTAACGCTTCTTCTTCATAAGAAGTAAATGATTTCATCACAGGTTGAACGTTTTCAGGTACGTATCTTATTTTCATTACATCACCTAATTTTTGCATAAATGCATCTTTTTCTTCTAAAGAAGGTGATTTACCTTGATTTTGTTCTTTGTATCTATTATTAAAATCTATAATTTCTTTTCTAAGATAAGCATTTGCATTTCTAACAGCTTCTCCAGAATTAGGTTTTTCCATACCAGCTATACCAACATTAAAGTTACCTTTAATACTATTGATAATATCTGTAGAAATTGTACTGTAAGTAAAGTCTGTTTTGTAAATAGGTTTAATTCCGTTATTAATATCAGACGTATAATTATTATAATAAGTTAATGCTTTGCTAAAATCTTCAGTTGGAACATTGTTATCTACAAGAGCTCTCATAAGTTCAGATTGACTTGCATAACCACCTTCAAATATATTACTTGTTATTTCTGTAAATACTTTAGGGTCTGTGTTAACATATCTATTTCTATCTACCATAGAATCAAATGCAGCTAATGCAGTAGGGTCGCCATATGTTTTTAATTTATCTCTTAATTTTAATTGTTCTGTGTAAGTTAAATCACGTTCAATTAAACCACCTGTTGCTTCATCTTTTACTTGAACTTTTGAATTAGATTCAGCAAATATATTTCTAATGTCATCTTTTCTTTTATTTTCTACATTAACTCTATTTTGATTTTCTAAAGTTATTCTTTTATTTCTTAACTTATCAGCCATATCACTAACATCTTTTCTTTTTGTTGACATTAATGAACCTAAATTCATACCATCTTTTCCAATCCCTCTATTAGAAGACAATAAACTTAATCCTCTATCTATTTCAGATGTAGTAGTTGCTGTATCAAGTAAATAATTTGCAGCACTTAAAGCAATAGCATTTTTTTCATCATTAGAATAAAATTTTTGAACGCCTTTAAAACCTTCTGATGGTGGTAAATCATAATCTAAACCTTTATTAATAATATCCCAAGCATCTTTAGGTTCACCATTTAAAACTATTTTTACACCTTCATTTATTTTTTTAGTGTATGCAAATTGATTTCTAACTTCAGCATCTTTAATAGCTTCTTTAGCTTTGTATTCATTAAATACAGAAGCAAAACCTAAAGCATAAGAACCATCTTTATCAGCAAAACTTGGTAAATATTGTTTGTAAAAAGCAGGTAAATTAGTTGTTTGAAAATCATAAGTATTTTTATTTTTTTCTATTTCAGCAATAGCATCAACTGCTTGATATTTTCCAGTGTGATATTGTACTGTTTTCTCAACATACTTACCAGATAAACTTGGGTGTTTACCTTCTAAAATTTCTTTTTGAATTGTATCTGCATCTTTAGTTAATAATAATTTATTTAAATCTTGTACAGCAACATCTTGTTTTTGAGCAATACCTTTTTCAGCAATTCTTTGTAAAGCAGGATTAACATCTCTTTGTAATATATTAATTAAATCTGTAGCGTCAGATGTGTTAGACGCATTAACTTGTCCTGCAAACGTTGCGCCCATATATTTATTTGTAACTCTTGATTTATATGCCATTAATTATTCCTTATTTTATTATGGTGTTGGCTCTCGCATACCAGCCGTTGGTTTTGGTGCTTGTGCTTTTTTATATTCTTGATAACCTTCAGCACCAATAGTTGCTACTTGTAATAATAACCCAGTTTGACTAGGCATTGACACAGGTTTAATACTGTTGTATCTTCTTTGTTGTGCTGAATATGCTTCAGTTTCTTGTCCTGTTAATTTCATTACGTCTGTTTCGTAATCTCTAACTACATCTAAAAATTGCATATCATAAGTTCCTGCAATGTCTTGTACAATTTTAACTCCATTACCTGCATTTAAATTTAAAGCTTGTGCTTGTTTTTTATTATTTTCTTGTGATATTTTAAATTCTTCAGCTTTCTTTTCTCTGCTTGCTGACACAGCTTCTCTATCAATTTTAGATAAATCATTTAAATACGCTTGGTCAGAATTTCTTCGTGTCTGTGCATTTGCTAATTGTTGACCTTTAGCAACAGCTTGTTTACTTCTGTAATCTTGTACTGCTGTAGCTACCTTTAAGCCAACCGTAATGGCTGATATTGCATCACACATAATTAATTATT